CACCACCAGTGGCCAATGCCATAGCATCATTAACCACACCACCATCGGCATATCCAAACTTGCTTTTGATGTAATTCGTTCCTTTTTCCAGCGCTGCCTTTCCGGCTTTTTTAGCGCCTTCATAAGTTTCTTTTCCAAGGACACTTGGTCCCCAATCTTCAGCTGTCTGATATCCAATATAGCCGGGCATGCCATACACATCAGGCTTGCCGAGCTTGGTGAACTTGGAGGCCCCAGCTCCAAGACCAGCAGCAATCGCAGCACGGCCCGCCAGAGCCGCAGGGAGGCCCACAGAGGCCACTTGTAGGGCCGCTGGTAGGTATCTGCCCTCTTTGACGTTTTGATACAGGCTGGGGTTGCCTAGGAGGCCAGCAGCATCAGCAACAGCGCCCGGAGGCGTCCACTTTGTCGCGGCAAGACCAGCGTTCTTTAAGCCTGTCTCAACTCGTGGATCATACTGAGGGGCAGAACCAGCAGTCTGCTCTTTAATAAATGCTTCCTGCGATGCTTCATCAGGAAAATGAGGTTGCTCAACAGGTCTCGGTGCATATTCCGGAGCGAAAGATACTTCGCCTTCAGCTTGAACTTCCGGCTCTACAGCACCTTCAGTCGCATATCCATGACGCGCAACTTCCTGATGAAGACGCAGATTGTCATGCTTAGCTAGGCGAAGGGCATCCGATACTTCCCCTCCATAAGCAAACCCCGGATTTGTTACAGGGGCAATCGGAGATGCTGGCTGTTTTTGCGCAGTAGTCATGCTAGTCTGAGGCTGAGCCTGCGCCATTTGTGACGCGGTCTGTTGCCAGCCCATCGGCACTTGGCCGCCGTCAAATCGTTCATAGCGATTTTGAACCGCTCCGCCATCAGCAAACATGCCGCCAATATCCAAATCAGGCATGCCAAAAAACGGTTGTTCAATCCCCTGCATCATGTCAGGCGCAGGTTCTGGAGCGGCCATTGGCTCGGGCTGATTAACGCCCTGATCGGCTAGGAAACTCTGGGTGCTTGCTTCATTCGGAGCGGCGGATTGAGCAGGAGCTTCTTGAGGCTGCACTTGCGGCGCTTCAGGACCCATGAAGCTATGCTGCGGCGGCTTGCCGACGTTAATCTCAGCGGCCATGTGCTGGGGCTTTGAACTACCAACATCCATGTCAGGAAGTTTTGACTGCGCAACATGCGTAGGCGCAGGAGCCGGAGCAGGCTTTGGGGCAACCGCTTCAGATGCTTTCGGTGTTAGTGCCGTGGCTTGCTGGGATGGCGTAGGCTTCTCAGCACCAACATTCATCGCAGGCAATTCAGCCTTGGCCATCTGCTGCGGAGGTGCGCCACCAGCAGGCATAAGTGGTCCTGAAGGATCAGCCGGATTGATCCGAGATAACGTCGCGCTCTTCGGAAATTCACGAGGCGGTGCTCCCTGCGCAACGACTGGGTTAGGAGCCTGTGAAGGTGTCGGCGCTTGAGCCGGAGGTTGAGCCAAAGCCATCTGCGTCGGCATGGTCATCTGCTGACCTTGTCCACCCTGCAATCCTGCAACCTGCATGGCTTCAGGTGTCGGCTTAACACCTTGGAGCATAGCGGTGTCGCCAGATTTCATCTGTGTTTCAGGGGTTTTTGGATTGAATCCTGCCTCACGATAAAATTTATGAGCCCCCTCTTGGCCCAAAAAATCCATCTTACTGGCCCAAGATGGCGGTTTACCGCCCGCCATGCCCTTGGGAGCAAAGTAATGAGAAGCACCCATCGTTGGGTCTTTCTCGACTCGGCCCAAAACACGGTCAGCAATTTCTCCGAGCTTTTTGTATTGAGAGCCCTCAGGGTCCAATTTCATTGCCCTTATGCCAGCAATATTTGTAGCAGGCCTATTGGCTAGAAATGAGGAATATTGACCGCCCTTACCTTTTGCATTTTGCGCAAGTATCTGCTGTTGGATGCCGCCATATCCACGATAATTTGCGTCTGCTCTATTGCGAATGTTAAACCCAACCTTAGCCTGACCTTCAGGACTTTGGTTGCCAGCCTCAGCATACATGGCGCGGATTAAAGCGTCTCTATCACTAGCAAACTCTGGATGAAAATTATATCCACCTAATTGCTGAGGATGACCGCCTTTGCGAAGACCTTGACGAGCTAAGCGAAGGGCGTCTTTAATCTTGTCGTCGTCCATCACTCAGTTCCTTCGGGCTTCATAAACTGGGCTTCACGCGCGATATCAGCCTGATGGTTCGCCATGCCAACCTCGTGAAGTCGCTGAGCCGCAGACTGATTTTGCTCTTTTGCAGCGTCCATCATGTCTTTCTCGCGCTGCCTATCAAAGTCTAAATCAGCTCTCTGAGCGTCATGCTGCTGATTATGCAGAGCATGCTTCAGGTCCAAACCCTTCATTAAGGTGTCTTTTTTGATGTTATCACCGTGGACAACCTCACTTTGAGCTAAGCGAAGTTTTTCCATTTTAAACTTGGCTGCTGTTCCCATAGCATCCGTAACGGCCTTCGTTTTGGCGACCTGATGCTTGGTAGCTGCTTCCATGTTCTTGGTTTGAATGTTGGCCATTTTAACGCCGGTTTCGCCTTCTGCTTGCTTAGCTCTAACAGAAGCCTCAAGAACCTTAGCTTGAGCCGCAACCATCGCAGCCTGAGCCTGCATTTTCTTGGTCTCATCAACCGGCGGCGGTCCGGGAGGCGCTTTCGAGAACAGGTTCTGAGCGTCCTCAACTCCAATCATGTCGAATATCTTGGAGTAAACGGCCTTCTGATCAAAAGCAGACGGGTTCTGCTGAGCCAGCGTATAGATGGCAATTGCTTTCTGAACGCGCATCGTATGAGAAGCTGTATTTGGGTCCGCCTTCGGAACAATGTCGTTGTTCTCAAGAGCAATGAGTAGCTGGTCTACGTCTTTCTTGAAGTTCGGGTTCTGACGATTGCGCCAAATAGCTTCCGGGTCTCTGCGGAATAGTTCTTTGAGCAACCAAAACTCTTTTTGCTGGGCGCTATGCAGACGCTTATGAACAGCGTTCAGAACCTTCTGGGATTGCTCAATCAGGGCAATCGTGGTGCCGACAGGAGCATCATTGCGACCTTCGCCAACAGCCGTTTCAGCCGTTCCGCCAAGCTGCTTAGCAACCTGCTCAACATTCTGAATGATGCTGACAAATCCCGGCGTCACATCACGATACGGGAGCGGCATAAACGCCTGATTAAGCGGAACACCATCCACATCTAGCGGCGCGACCTGACCCGGTCCCACGCGGATGTTAGTCGTTTGCTGTTTTCCGGTTGATCGAGCCATAACGCTACCCGGAAAATTCGCAAGCATACCGTTGTCAAGAGCAATCCGCCAAGCTGCCGTGAGAGCACGAGTAGCGTTACCCAGAATATGTAGGAGGCCAAAGTTAACACCAGCATAAGCTGGGACAAACACGTATTCGACGAAGACTTCTTTCCGGACATGGTTCGGGTCTCCTTCTTCCCACCACCTGCGGATTTCCAGAACCTGCCTGCTGTCCTTGTCTATCGTCACCCGATAAGGAAGAGGAAGCCCAGTTTTTTCTCCGTCTTCTTCGTGTTCAAAGCCCTGCAAATCTAGTTCACAGTAGCATTCAAATATTTCTCTATCACTCTGCTCAGCGTTCATTCCGTTTTTAGGCTGAACACCAACAACTTGGTCCAACTTGATATCAACGACGTTTAAATCCGGCATCAAAAGACCGGAAGTTAAATTTGCGTCTCTCCAAGCGCCAGCAAGCTGCATCTGCTTAACAACTGAAGGACGCATACGGCATCGATGCGTGACGCGAGAACATGCCTCAAGCGAAACAGCGCCATCAGAAATGATGATGTCTTTTCTGTCGATTGTTTCCGCGACAGGGCGGCGCTTTAACGGATGCCAGTAAACCTTGCGATACGCCTCTCCAGCATGACCAAGAGAAAATAGCATTCGGTCAAAGTCAGGGTAATACTCGGGTGCGCCAGTCGTTAGATAATGATTGAAATCATCCTCAAGCTGCTGAGCAGCCATATCCAACTCATGTGTTCCGTCGCCTTCGTTCCTAACTTTTACAGGGCCATCGGCAGATAAAAGTTCGCCACGCGCATTAGCTTGGAAACGGAGAATGGATTCCAAAAGCAAAGGATGCTTGATAACGCTTATACCTTCGCCATTTGGCTCTGACTTTGGGTCTTCAAGCGTCACGCCTAGAAGGTCGATGCCCTTGACTAAATCATCTAGCTTCTTTTGCTGACGAGTTTCATCATCAGAAATAAGCCGGAGCAACTCTTCTGAGATGGCCCCAAGCTCTCCAGCCCCCATGTATAAGGCTATGTTGGCGTCGTGGTCCTCAGATTCCTGCTTGGGCAAATCCGCCAGACCGCCGAAATTAATTGAGACCTGTCCGTCAGGTAAATCAATAACAATTGCGTCAGGCTTTAATTTTACAGCCTCATCGTCACCTAAATCGACAATTTCGCCCTTTGGCTTATCAGCCTCTTCCGGCTCAGGTGCTTGCAAAAAACGAAAATCGTCGGAAGCCATCAGGATATTCCTTGCGCCATTTAGGCGGTGTGTCAGTGAGGGCCGGAGCAGTGCCGGGTCGTAAGAATTTCGTGGTAGTTAATTGTTTTTGATAGCCTTTTGGCTTCCATCAACAAATTAATTACTTCGGCGGCCCGCTCAAATGTCAGCGTGTAACTGCTACTGCCTTGAATTTCATGGAAAATCTCGTCCAAGCGCTCAGTAATTTCGCCTGTCCGTTCTTCAAGGTCTTCAATGGTGAGCATTGGCCGTCCCAGATGCTACAATTATTCTGAGCGTATATTAACCGAAATATAAGATTTTGCAAGGAATAGCCAATTTAAGCTAAAACTTAACATTACACATCGTAAACCCACTGTTTCTTTTTGTTTCCGCCAGTGTAATAGTCTCCAGTGATCCGGCTTCCGACCTCATCGGCCCTAGCCAGAAAGCCGTTATCCCTCAAATACCTCAAGGCTTGCGAAACAGTATCGACCAAATCGTCATTACGGCCCTTGGGGAATACCTCGCATTGAGATATGACTTTATCTGCCCAATCTTTATCTGGGCTATATACTTGCTCATTGGAAAATATTGGTTGGATTGAGTAAACTCTAGCCACTTTATCTTGATTCCCCGGATTGCATAGTTTTACCGTCCAACTTGCGAGTTTATTTAATCTTTTAATTTCCTGCGCCACTGAAATACCAGAGGCTTTAGCCTCAATTAAGATAACATCAACATTAAATCTTTTGCATATATCGGTTATATGTTCGCACAATCCCCATTTTGACTGGGCTCTCCGGCGGTATGCCTCTTGAGTTTCCCCCTCCATGCGCTGAACTTCGTCTCCGTGAAGAGGGACGCGGAGTTCCTTGGCGTACATGAGCATTGCGCAGGGAATAGTGTCCCTTTCATCCACCATCTGGATGCGTTTGCCGTTCATATCATAAACATTTGTATTATCTGTATAAGATGATATAATACTGCGGGCCGACGCGCCGCCCTTTTGCCAGATGCCCCATACAGTAATTGCCGAGGCGTCATTTTCCTGCTTGGTCGTATAGGCAGTGTCTATACTGGCTACGATTATAT